AAACGTGCCGGAATACATTCGAAAACGAAAACAAGCCGTTTGAAAACGTCTAAAAACTATAAAAAACGATATCGCGGTCAAGGAAAAAAATAAAACACAATGAACAACAAATTAAAACAAGTATTAAGAGGGATTGCCGGATTTATATTATTGCCAATATTCATTGCAATATTTATGTGTGACCGGTTTATCCTGATATTCCTTTTTTGGATGGAATCAAAACGATTAAAAGTGTGGTTGGACAACACCGAAATGTTTATGTTTTCATTTTTACGTGTGTTAACATGCGGTGTGGTTTATTCTCTTTTTAAGTTGATACAAATTTGGTTGTTTTGAAAATAACTAACTTTGTAACATGGCGAACAAAAAAGAACAAACAAAAAAGGCAATCAAGGAATCGTTGATTCAGGCAATGCAAAAATCAATGGGTGTTGTTACGGAAGCATGTAAAATTGCAAATGTTGGTCGAACAACCTTTTATAAATATTACAATAATGATCCGGTGTTCCAAAAGGCATGTGATGAATGTGAACATATTGCATTGGATTTCGCGGAAAGTCAATTGTACAAACAAATCAAAGATGGTTCAACAACCGCAACAATATTCTATTTAAAAACCAAAGTAAAACAACGTGGATATGTTGAACGTCAACAAATCGACATCAATAAAGGTCAACCGGATTTATCACATTTGACATCCGATGAATTAATTGCATTACTGAATGAATAATGAATTAGTTGATGCCGGAAAAGATTTGGTGCGAATAGAATTGGCACGAAGATATTTTTGGCGGTTTTGTTTGTTTTATGACTATGAATTCTTTTCAGAACGTAAATTCTTTACGGACATTGCACAATCATTTCAGGACATTGAAGAGGGCAAAATAAAATCATTGTCGGTATCATTACCGCCACGAGCCGGAAAAAGTTATTTGACATCATTGTTTTGTGCATGGACATTGGGACGTAATCCACAACAATCGGTGATGCGGAACACATGCACCGCAACATTATATTTAAAATTTTCATATGACGTTCGTGCGATTCTTAAATCCGATAAATTTATGCGTGTGTTTCCTGATGTGCGATTGAGTGATGATAAGGCAAATTTGCAAGGATGGAACACCAACAAATCAAAACAAGTTGGTTATTTCGGTGCTGGTGTTGGCGGAACAATCATTGGATTTGGTGCAACAAAAGTTGGAATAACGGATGACTTATATAGGGGAATAGAAGATGCATTGAGTGACACAATAAATGACCGCATACATCAATGGAAGCAATCAACACATGATTCACGATTTGAATCAGGATGTGCAAGGATTGACATTGGCACACGTTGGTCATTGAATGATGTTATTGGTCGCAATTACGAACAAAAGATTTATGACCGGTCAATAAGCATTCCGGCATTGACTGATAATGGTGAATCATTTTGTGATGCGGTAATGACAACACAAGAGTTTTTGGATAAACGTAAACACACCGCAAAGGAAATATGGTTGGCGGAATACCAACAACAACCGGTTGACATAAAAGGAAGATTATTCAACGAATTGCAATTTATTGATCCAAACGATTTCAATCAACTAACTGAACAACACAAAATCGATGGTTGTGTTGCATATATAGATGTCGCGGATATGGGTGCGGATTACACCGCATTATCAATTTGTGCGATTGTAAACAACCAATTTTATGTGGTCGATTATCTAATGAGTAAAGCAAACACCGATGTCACCATTCCATTATGTGCATCCAAATTAAACCAATGGAACGTGTCATATTGTCGTGTCGAATCGAATTCAATGGGTGCGATGTTTGGACGTCATTTGCAAAAGGAAACCAAAACAAAGATTTTGCAAGTGCATAACACAACGAACAAACAAACGCGAATCATTATGCAATCCGCATTCGTACAAAACAAATTTACGTTCGTTAAACGTACCGATGAATCATGTGAATTGTTCATTCAAAATGTAATGGGATATTCAAAAGAGGGTAAAAACAAAAACGATGATGCCCCCGATTGCATTGCCGGATTATCATTATTTACGCAATCGATGTTCCGAAATCTTGTTTAATTTTTAATCAAATCAAATGTTTAAAATTTAATCACTAACTTTGTAAAGTAATGAAGTAGAAATGCAACAAAACTTTTGGGAAAAATTCTTTGGTATTCGGTTCAATACCGACAACCGATTTATTAATGATTGGTCACGTTTGTTTCCAATACAATCACAAATTTGGGGGAAAAAGGACGCGGTTTGGATTGACACCAACAATGCGTGGGAATTGTACATAACAATCCCTGAATTACGTGCGGTGATTGAAAAACGTGCATCAATGATGTCATCAAATATTCCATGTTTATATGACAAAAACGGGGACAAAGTTGAACAACATTGGTTGTTGGACATGATAAATCATCCGAACGCAATACAATCATGGTCGGATGTTGTCTTTTCAATTGGTGTTCAGGATGCACTTTATTCAAATACATTTTGCTATTCACCCGAACGGATTGGGGGATTACGTAATTTGTTCGTGCCATTACCGGCGAACAAAGTCAAGATTCATTTGACCGGAAAAAAATTAAAGCAAATGGACGCGGAAGATTTAATTGACCGCTTTACGTTTAAATACGATGATGAAACATATGAACGTGTTGATTGGAAAGATATGGTTTATCTTGTGACTGATGATGGAATGAACATTGTCAAACCAACATCACGAATCGAATCGTTAAAATATCCATTATCTAATATTAAAGCACAATATCACAAACGAAATGTGTTGTTGGAAAACATTGGATCAATCGGAATCCTTTCGGCACAAAATAATGATTTAGGTGGTGCGATTCCAATGACACCGGAAGAAAAAAAGAAGATTCAAAAAGATTGGTACAATCGACAAAAGGATGAAGTTATTATCACTGAATCAAATGTGTCGTGGCAACCAATGTCATATCCAACAAAAGATTTGCTATTATTTGAAGAGTTGACCGCCGACAAACTTGCATTGATTGATGCGTTCGGTTTGTCATATCACATATTCAGTTCGGACGTTGGAACAACATTTACCAATGTACGTGATTCGATTCGAATGGTTTATCAGGATACAATCATTCCCGAAACACAATCGATGTACAATTCAATCATTAAACAATTTGGATTGGATGCGGATGGATATTATTTAAAAGCGGATTTTTCACATTTGCCCGTTTTACAAGATGATGAAGAGAGTAAAGCACAAACGCAAAAAACAAAGGCGGAAACACTTGAAAAGATTATTGGTATGGGTGTTGAATTGACACCGGATGAAATAAAAATATTAACTGATTTAAATACACAAGAATAATGGGAAATGCACAATTAGAGGCAATTGAGGAAATTGCTTTACAAAGTGGAACATTCGTTGTAAATAACACAACGGAATTCACCGCATCAACATCAATTGAAGGAATTTATGTTGCGGAAGATACAATATTCACATCGATTAAAGTTGCTGGAAATGACCGAATTTCACAATACATTGCGGACACCGGTGCAACAATAAAAGCCGGTGTGATTATCGCACCATTACGCGGATCAAAATTTAGTGGATTACAATTAACATCCGGTTCGGTTGTTGCAATCTTGACTTGATGTTTTATTCGGTTGGTTCATATAGCATCTATAAAGTGAATCCGAATGTTTCGGGTGGCACACCAACACCGCCATCATTTGCGGACACAACATCATGGTTTGCGGATGGTGTTGATGACCAATTATTGTCATCAAGCAACTTTGGAAGCATTGACAACGGAACACAATTTTCATGGTCTTTTTGGTTTAAACTTGATACTACAACACCAACAATTCAATCATTGATTAGACTAAACACGAATACATCAACACAAGGATTTCATGTTTTTTATAGGGGTGGGACAAGTTTACAATTAGAGGCATTTGTTGAGGGTTCAAGTGCAAATTGGACACGAAGCGGAACGGGTTCAGTCAAACAAGCAAATAAATGGTATCACGTTTGCGTTACTTTGGATAATACTATATCGGACAGATATTCAAGGTTAAAAATTTATTTGGATGGTGTTTATCAGGGAACGAGTAACTTTTTAGGTGCAAACATGGGAACGGGAACAAACATTTCATTTTTATCTAATGTTGATGGTTCCGCACCAACTAATGGAAACATTGATGAAATCGCATGTTGGGGAAATGGCAATGTATTAACGGCAACACAAGTTCGGGAAATATTTAACAAAGGTCTTGCAAATGATTTGAACAACCTACCAACAACACCACAACCAACTAATTGGTGGCGAAGTGAAACGGCAACATGGAATGGTTTTGCTTGGACGTTGACCGATGTCAATGCATCATTTGAAATGCGAAGTCAAAATATGTTGGAAGCAAATCGGGAAAATGATGTTCCAAGTTTATATTCAAACAAGTCATTCACTTTTGATGGTGTTGATGATTATATAAGTGTTCCGACAATTACATTAGCAACTGACTTTAGCGTTTCAATGTGGGTAAAAGCAACAACAAGTGGTTCAGTACGTGATCAAGTTTTTGGTGGTGCAAGTGGTTTCTTTGTGTTCGGTACGGTAGTTTTAAATGGTGGTGCAGATGCCAATAAAATGTGTTATTATAATGGTTCTGCCTATGTGGCTTTGACTCCTGCAATAAGAGATGGCAATTGGCATAATATAGTAATAACCTACAATTCAAGTGCTACAAATTTAATTGCATATACTGATGGAGTAGAAACATATAACGCAACATATAACGCAGGAACAAACAATGTTATT